TCACGAACATGTCGGCGCGTCGGTAGCCGTGCCTGCGAGCCCACTTGCAGAACTTGCGGAGCTTCTTCTGCAGCTTCTCGTCAATCACCTCGTGTCACCCCCTGAAAGCTCCCACGCGACGCTGGCGACCCTGCCGCCGCCCTCGTCCCATGCGGTCGCCGTGATGTAGCTGCCCTTCGTGCCGACGATGACATCGGCGTCGATGTGGCTTACGCCAATCTGCTCGCAGAGCGCGAGAAGGTCGATGCCGAAGCTTCTCAGTACGGCCTCGGCCTCGTGCTTGGAGACGTTCAACCTCACCACCGCCCAATCTCTACGCCGCGCTCCTGCCACATCTGCACCTCGGCAGCGTCAAGCTCGGCATCGGTCGGCCCGCCCATGTTCGCCAGCCCCATGATTGCTCCAGCGAGGATGAGCCCAAGCACGAAGCCGATCAGAGTGCAGATATCGCTATCGGTCATATGGTATCCTCCTAGTTGTTCCCTGCGCCGCGCCCGCTCCCCAGCTAGTCGCGGCGCTCCTTGCCTTCCAGCCAATCGGTGACCCACTCGGCCTTTGCGCGCCGTGGGCGCGTGGTGCCGTTCGCAGTGGTCCACCGCAGCTTGTTCAACTGCATCGCCTTCATGACGGTGCGCTCGGGTATGCCCGTGCGCTCCGCTATCTCCGATGCGGTGTAATAGCGCTCCATGTTGATTCCTAGATTCCACGAGTCCCCATCGCCGACCACGCATCAGGTCAGCCTGCTCATGCGGTGTGACTGCCGCACAGCCCGCTACAGTAAGCACTAGAAAGGAGAGAAGAGTGCGTCGGAAGGAAGGGTGCGGGCTTGGCATCCCTTGCACAGGATGGTCCGAGTCGCCGGACCATGACGGAGTGGAGTGGGTCGGTAGGCCCCGCCCCCGTGGCGTGGTCAGCGATGGAGACTCGCGGGGTTGATAGTGAGTACGAGTATCTCGTACTCTGTCGGCATAGCTATTCCAGAGCCAACAGATAGTCAATCTTTGCGTCGTAGAGAGCAGCCATCTTTACAAGCTTGTCGGCATCGGGCGAAGTCTCGCCGCGCTCCCAGTTGAACAGCGTCGTAATGCTCACGCCAAGCTCAGCTGCCGCCTGCTCGGGCTTCAACCCAGCATCTATCCGCGCCTGTCTGTAGTTCTGATCGTTCATTCATCCTCCTAACACAATACTGTGCGCGCTTATGCGTGCTGTGGTTAGGTACCCAAAAAATCAATGCGCGGCATCGCACCGCGCCGTGGCTCTTAAAGGAAAGCCCTGCCATTAGATGCCGAACATCCGTCACCCCTCTGGGCGGTGCCCATGAGTTTACCGGCTTGCTCCCGCTCAGCGCGGGACGGACTGGGTGCCAGCCAGCCCTCGGTCTTGTATGTCAGAGTACGAACGGCCACTCGCTCGCCGTGGTGGAGGCTGCGACTCGTCAACGCAGCCCCCGCCACGACGGACGCGGTATTGTTGCCCCCGCGTCATGGGCACATCCTCCGCTGCGGGTGAGCCGACTTGTTCCACATCGCGTCACGCCAGCCATTGTCGGCGGCTGGCTCGATTCGTCGCTTGAGTTGCATGTGACCTCCTTTCGTCGGGAAATCCTTATTGCAAATCCAATAGTACGGGTTTCTCGTACTTTTGCAACCTTTTTTTGGTAATAATTTCTTTGTCACAGATTATTAACAAGGAGGTCGGACATGAGCTTAGGAGCACGGATTGCGTCGATGCGAGGGTATCGCAGACTCAACCAGGAAGAGCTGGGCGATAGGATAGGCGTTGCCAAGCAGACAATTAGCGGGTGGGAACATGACACGTCGAAGCCCAACGCGAACTACCTGCGCAAGCTCTGCGTGGTGCTTGATTGCTCCGCTGACTACCTGCTCGAACTGACCGACGATTACAGACGCGGGGGACGATAGCCATGCCCCGCAATAAGCGCCGAGACGCGTGGGCTTCCATCACGGAGGTGCGCGCGGGCGAGATTTACCGCATACGCTACTGGTCCAGCGGCCCCGATGGCTACAAACGCCGCTCAAAGACCATACGCGGCACCCGCAAGGACGCCGAGCGCGCCCGTGCCGAGCTGATGTTGGAGCACTCCGACGATGCGCCTTGCCCCACCGTGGGCGAGGCGTGGGAACGCTGGTACCTGCCAACGCTGCACCGGCGCGTCGGGGACGGTGACATGTCGGAGTCCACGATGCGACGGTACGTCCAGGTGTGGACCCGCACCATCGACCAACGCTGGTCGGACGTGCCGTGCGACGGTGTGCGCCCGCTCCATGTGCAGCAGTGGCTTGACGGACTCTCGCGCACCGAAGCGGACGGGGCCCTGAAGGTCCTGCGCCCGCTGGTCGACAACGCCGTGCGCTATGGGGTCATTGACGCCAACCCGTTCCGCGAGAAGTACCTGCTGCCCTCGCGGTCCACCGTGAACAGCCGCGATCGTGGCATCTGGACCCTCGCGGAGCTGGGCGGGCTGTGGCGCGACGTTGCTTGGGGCCAATGGTGGGAGGGTGCGTTCCTTCTCGCCGCGTTCGGTGGCCTGCGGACGGGCGAGGCGCTCGGGGTCCGCGCCGATTGCGTGACGGAGCGCGACGGGTGCGCGATGATGGCGGTGGAGCGGCAGGTATCGCCACGCGGCATCACGGACCGCCTAAAGACCCCTCAGAGCCGCCGCGTGGTGCCGATGGCGGGCGCGGCTGGTCGGCGAATCGTCCAGCTCGCGGCCACCTGCGACGGCTGGATATCGGGTGACGGCATGGGCGGGCCGTCCACGCGGCGCGTGCTGCAATTTGCGTGGTCCGCAGCCGCCGAGCACCCGTTCCAGAACCTCCGCGCCGCTTGGCAGACGTGGATGCGTTGGGAGATGCGCGTCCCGCCGTGGGCGATTGAGTACGCGATGGGACACCTTGAGCCGAGCGTCACGGGCCAGCACTACGACCGCCCCCAGTCGGAAGCGGTCGCGGAAGTCGTGCTGGATGCCTACGCCAAGCGGCCCTATGACGCTGGGTGGGACTGGGCCACTTAGCCCAATTTGGGACGCAAACGATGTAAAACCGCAGGTCAAAGCACCTTGTAGAAGTACTTTTGTGTGTTTTGGCTAACTGCACCAACTACCCTGTACCGCATCTACCTGCACAAATACCGCAGGAACCGCACAGAACCGCAGCGAATCGCAGCCATTTGGGACGCGCTGGGGACGCGCATGTGACGCGCCGCACCTCAGCATTCTGCGGCGCTCGCAACGCAAAAAAGCCCGCTGCGCTCAATGGCAGCGGGCGTAACTCTTAGGCTGGTCGGGTCGCTTACATGGTTGCGGCAAATCGCTCAATCACAGCGCCTACGGTGATGCCCTCGCGTGCCGCCGTGCGAGCGAGCGACTGCCAAGCGCTCTCGGAGATAATCACGTGCAGGTCGTGCTCCTTGTCCTCATCGGGTATGCCGAACTCACGCTCATACACGTCTGCGCCAGCGTGCTCTTCCGTCCACGTGCGGGCATCGTCGTAGGACAGTGGCGTGATGCGCTCGCCTCCACACCACTGATTCTGGCCGCAGCTTTCGGCGTACTCGCTCATTGCGCCGCCCTCGCCGTGAAGGAAGTACTCGCCCGTGCGCTTGCGGTACAGCGTCTCGGACACGTGGTGGAAGTCGTTGGAATAGTAGCCGTTGCTCCAACTGACAATCGGGGTTGCCTTTTCGGTGTCGTACAGCTTGCCCTTGATAACCTTGCGCATGATGGTGCCCTTTCTCTTTGTGTCCTGCTTTTGGCCTTGCCTATGCCATGTAATCAAGGATGGTCGCGGAGTCGTACACGTCCTCGCCGTCCTCCCAGCAGCTCAGAAATGCGTCGCGCCAAAGCTCAACCTCTTCGCGCTCCGCGTAAAGCTCGGTGACCATGTCTGCGTTGGTCTGCTGCTCGTCGTAGGTCATGCCGAGAAGGACGTTGTCAATAGTGTTGATGATGTCCAGGCTTGCGAAGTCGTTAAGGTCGTTTGCGGTTCCAAAGATGCTCATTGCTCTGCCCTTCCTTGTGGCGTTGACTTTGTACATACTCAATATACAGCCAAAGATAGAGTTTGTACATAGTCAATATAGAGTATGTACAAGCTCCACATTCAGCACACAAATAAAGCCCGCCACCCACGCGGGGTGACGGGCTGTTGTTAGTCTTTGCTTTTGCTCACGTCTATGCGCTCGACGTGAAGGCAGTTGGGGCATATCGCGTCGATGGTCCGCTGGCCGTGCAGCGTCCACTCGGACCACGGGACCAGCTCCATGCGATACCCGCACTTGGGGCATTGCGGGGCCGCGACCTCGCTCATAGGGCAATCCATAGCAGAAGCGAGACGAGCGCTCCTACGGCGAGGGTGACCGCGAGACAGCCAGTGGTCACTACGGGGTCCGTCGGCGTAAGCTGTTGCCTTGGCGGTTCATAGCGGTGATAGCTCATGATACGGTCACGCTCCCTTGCAGTGCGATGTAGCGGGTCTTGCCCGAGTAGTTGTCGTACACGCCCCACGCGAGGCCGCCCGTATAGACCAGCCCGCGACAAATGACGGACTCCCCGGGCTTCAGCGTGCCAGTGATCGTGGCACCGCTCGCGGTGGACGGCTCGGAGCGCACGTTGCGCTCGGTGCCAGCGGTGACGCGGAAGCTCGCGGGGACGATGGACGGTCCGCTGTCCTTGCCGTAGCGGTAGATGTACGTCCAGCTGCGTAGGCTGCGCACCTCCACCTCATGCCCCGTCTGGTCGCCACGGTTGGGACCAGTGATGCCGCCATACTCGTCGCCATGAGCGTCGGCCTGCTTGCCGTTGCCGAGGGCGACGCCTGTATGGCCCTTGACCCAGAGCACGTCCCCGCGCTGGACCTTGCTGGGTGAGTAGCCCATGCGCGTGAAGCCCTGCGCCTTTAGCTGCTCGTCTTGATTCCCCGTCCACATGTAAGCGATTGCCTTCTTGCCAAGTGCGCCGTTCACGCACTGTCGCACCATCTCGCTACAGTCCACGTCGCTGTTGGTAACGCTGACCTTGCTGCCGTCGCTAAGGGTTATCGTCTCTGCGCTGCCCGTGCCGCGATTCGGCTGGCTGTAGCCGTGGCTGTCGTGCTTGGCGAAATGCTCTGCGATCTGAGCGATGCGCTCAGGAACTGATAGGGCCATGCATCCTCCTTATTCGGTTGTGTGTTGGAACTATGCTCTTACGTACTTCCCGTCCGAGCTGAAAGCCTCGCCCAGCGAGACCTCGGACCACGATCCGTTCGCCTTGCGGTATGCCTTGGTGACCTTGACCCAAGCGCTCCCCTGCTTGACGTACAGGTTCGGCCCTGCCTTCGCCGCCACGATGGTATGGTCTGCGGTGACGTTCTGGATGACGTACTCGTAGTGCGAGCCGGGGGTGAACGGCTCGTCCAAGGTAATCGAGACCTTGAACTGCAATGTGTCGCTGTGGTCGTCGGAGGCGTCGTCCTTGGAGTACTTCACGTAGACGAAGTGGTCTCCCGCCGTGAGTTCGTAGTCGAGCGTCTGCACGGAGGACGTGTTCCTGCTGGACGTGTTGCACGCCAGTTTGTAGCTTGAGTCTGTGATGGTGGCTCCGCTTGAGCCTGCCGCGTAGTAGCTCGTGCTAAGGGTCTCGTCCACGTTGCCGAACACGCCGAAGTCATAGCCCTGCTCTGCGTAGTTGATGAACGAGAACGTCACTGTCGCCGCCACTGGCACGTGGACATTCACCTTGCAGACAGCTGCGGTCTTGCTGATGCCCTTGTTCTCAGACTGGTAGTACCCCGACGAGTTGAGGGTGAAGCCGTAGTTACCCACAGTCTCCACCGAATAGCTCTCCGCCGTGTCCTGTACCTCGACGAAGTTCGCGGTCATGTCGGTGCCGTTGTCCTTGACCGTGATGCTCTCGACCGAATCGGCCCTCACCACCACGTCATCGCCCTCGCGCGGGTTATCGTCCGAGACTGTAACCGGCACGTCCGTCGAGTTGGACACCGTGATAGTCCACCGCGTCGAGTTGATGGAGTACACGACGGTCGCGGTAGCGCCGTTGACCAGACCACCGTAGTAGCCGATGGTGAAGCACAGGTGCATGTCGCGCACCTCGCTGAGCGTCCACGTGCCAGTGGTCAGGCTGATGGTCTGCGCCGACGTGCTCGTGAAGTCGGTGTAGCTCCCCTTGGCCGTCGAGGTTCCCACGTACAGCTGGCACCTAGCCCTGTGGCCGCTGCTCGATGTTGACTCGGCATGTCCCTTGACGGAGCACTCCACGGACACGATATCGGAGCCGTCTGGGATTGCCGAGAAGTCGAAGGCGTAGTAGATGTGGGCGTAGCTGTTGCGCGACGAGCAGTAGTCGTTGCCCGTCACGGCTGACGTGTCGGAGCCTTTTCCGATTGCGTTGCGATACCTCGTGCCGCTGATGCTGCCCGACGTGGTGTAGCTCGCCGGATAGCTCGTGGCCGTGAATTGCTCGATAGCCATTACTCCGTCACCAGCCAAATATCACCGTCGGAGCCCTGCGAGCTTGTCGGCTCGGAGCTAGACGTGTGGTAGGTAACCACATCGTCCTCGTCAATGAACGTTGCCGTGCCGCCACCAGTCTTCGGCAGGGTCACGGCAGGGACGCCCGAATAGGACGCCCCCAGGAGCGTAATGTCCTTTGCCATGTGCCCTCCTAGCTGATGGAGAGCACCTTTGTGCTGGCGTCCTGCGAAACGACTGCCGACGTGAGCCCACCGTCCACACCGAAGATACTGACGCCCTTGCGGATGTTCGAGCTGAGAAGACCCGGATCACCGACGATGGTCTGCGCACCTGTGAGATAGGTACCCGCCGCTATCGTCTGGTTGCTAGTGCCGGGCGTGATGGTCTGTGCAGCCTGGGTGGTGAGCTGCTCGGTCTCACTGCCGCCGACGGTCACAGTGCCAGCCGTGCCGCTCGACACGTATCCAGCGGAAACGGTGGGCGTGACGCTCTGGGACGCGCTGACGCTCGCCGTGATGAGGCCCGCATCGCTGACGGTGATGGTCGGGGCCGCCGTGATTGTGGTATTCGGAGTCCTCGCGCTGCCGTTCGCGACGGACTTGCTCGCTGCTGTCTCGTAGTAGCCAGACGGCACGCTCACGGTCGCGCCTGAGGCGGTGAGGTCCGAGGCGGTCTTGGTCGGGATGTTCCCCGTGTACTTTGTGCCGTTCGCGTAGGCGGTGTTCCCAGCTAGCATCTTGCCACCGCTGTCGAGCGTAGCGTCCGATGTGTCGTAGAAGTCCGCCGATCCGCCGCCCGTGCTGAGCGGGATGGACACCGACGGTACGCTTGAATAGGTCACCTCATTGATGACCACGTTCTTTGCCATGTGTTCTCCTTAGCTGACTGTCAGTTTCGATCCGTCCCAAGTAATGAGCCCGTAGTTGCTGGGTATCGGTGCCACGGTGAGGTCCGACGCCATGCGCTTTTCAGCTGTTGAGAGCACCTGCGCGTCACGGCTCGGTACGACCTCGTAAGGCCCCGCGTAGTCGCTTATGCCCTCCGCGAGCGCGACGGTACCGGAGAGGGAAGCGCCTACGATCGCGCCAACCAGCTCCGCGCCGCCGAGAGCACCGTCGACCTCGTCGACGGATATGCGCCCGGAAAGGCCGCTGCCGTGCAAGGTGCCGTCGACGGTGGCAGGCGACACAGATCCGCTCAGCGTGGCCGCTCTAATCTGCGGCATCGTCCACCACCGCCGTGATGATGAGCTTCCCCTCAATGATGGTGTGATACGAGCTCGTGCCGTTCTCGACGCGGATGTTGTAGGCGTACTTGCCAGTCGACAGGTCCCAGGTGTCGGCGCGGTCGAACGTGATCGTGCCGTCCGTCGTGACCTTGCGAATGAGCGGCTCCGCGTCCGTGGGCTTGGCCTTCGCAACAAGCTCGATGTACTCGCCCTCGCCCAGCTCGTAGGGTTGCCCGCTTGCGTCTGTGACGGTGACTGTCAGCGTCTCGGTGTCCCCGCGGGTGAGCGTGATATCTGTTCCGTTGACGCCAATCATCGGCTACTCCTTCTTCGCGGTGAGCGTGGAGAAGCCCATCACGGCGCACAGGAACGTGTACACGACGGCGAAGGTGCGTGACACCTCGTCGGCGTAAGGCCACCCCCAGATGGCCGCAAGCCCGACATAGGCGACCGAGACGGCAGGTAGGATTATGGTTACCACGTGCTTGATGAGGTCGTAGAGCTTGTTTGGCAGGAAGTAGGTCATGGTCTTTCCTCCTTAAAAGAAAAGGGACGCCCGACAACCGAGCGTCCCTACTGACCGTTGTGTGATGGGAGCCAGCTATATCTCCTTGTCTGGAAGCTGGTTGACCCGTTGCATGTATCCGTCGATGTAGCCGTTGGCATGGAGCGCGGCGTACTTCTCGTGCATGTCACAGAGGGCGGCACGCTCCTCCGACGTGACCCACCCGCGCGTCAGGTACTTCTCCGACATGTGGAGCAGCTGCGTGCGCATGGTGGTCTGCGTGGCGCTGTTGAGGTCATCGAGCTTCGTGTCGATGCTCGCCCGCCACCTCTGGCTCTCGGCGCTGTAGTCTTTGAACGCCTTAATGAGAGCGCGGACACCCCCGAGGATGCCCGCGCTGATAAGCCCGGTGATGATCGTGTCCCAGTGGACGGGTGGCATCATGCGACCACCTCATGCCACAGCGTCTCGGTCCCAACGGCACCAGGTTCCCAGACGTTGCTGTCAACGTCAGACTCCCACACCTTGCCGTTGTGCTTCACTCGGTCACCCTTGGCGTAGGCGTCTTGAGCACCAGTCGGCTGCACCCACTCCTCTGGCTCGGAGGGGTCTAGGTCGGCCTTGATGCGAGTCCACAGCGCGGGAACGGCGTCTGGCGTCCAGTCGGCCTGCGAGGTGTGTGACTGGATGCAGCGGTAAACGGTGCCGCCGTAGGAAGCTCGGTCGTTGAGCTTGTAGACGTGGTCGGCAACCCATGCGTCGAACAGGATTGCAGCCGCATCGTCACCAACCTTGCCGATAATCTCGTCAATCAGGGCCTCGGTCGGGTCGGTGTACTCCTCGAACTCGGTGGAAGCCTTGGCAATCTCCTCGGCGTCGGCAACGGTCATGCCGTCTACAAAGTCGTGGAGCAGGGAGGTCCTGACGGAGGCCCTGTCATTGTCACGGGCCTCCTTGTCCTCCCACGAAGCGACCTCAATCCAAGTCGATGTTCCGACTAGCTGAGTAATGCCTACGACCTCGTGCCACGTGCACACCTGTTCGTTGGGCATCCTCACCGTGCGTTCAAAAGCCATGTGCGTTTCCTTCCTACGCTAGGGCCAGCCAGTACCAGCCGACCGCATTGTTAGTGAGCCATGCGTTCGTGTCCGAGCGCTGCCACCTGACCTGAACCTGAGTCGCGCTGTCAATGGACCAGACCATCGGTACGGCAATCTTCGCCACGGCCTCGGTCTCGTTGCTCGCCTTGCCAGCGGCCACGAACACCACAGTAGGCGCGACGCCCATTCCAGGGTTGAAGGTCGTGATGCCGTTGCTGTTGGTGGTTGCAGACGAGAAGCCGAAGTTGATGCCCCTGATGCCCTTAGTGCTATTTATTGCGAGTCCAGAGTCATCGAACTGTAAGTGCTGTGTGCTACCGTCATCTCGCTGCGTGTCAATCTCGACCTGCCCAGTGTCGCGTGCCGTCACCGTTGCGTAGGAGAGCCTGTTCGCTGTCGATATGCTGTCCTTGAATATGAACCCGCCGATGGCCGCTCCGTATGCCTGCGTCAAGTCGAGCGCCGACTTGCTGATGTACGTATGCGCGTTGATTTCAGACGTTGACTCCGCCTCGATGCGCATGGTTGTCGTGGTGCCAGTCTCTACGGAAATCTTGCCTACGCCGTTGCACAGCTTGATGATGCTGTTGATGCTGTTCCTGCCAAGCTCGATGAGCTGGCTCGCAAACTTGGCAAAGATGTTGGAGTCGGCAACCCCGCTGCCGTCGTACAGCGTCATGCCGTCCGCATTCACGCGGTTCCTCACACCGCCGTTAACAACAAAGTCTGTTCCAGAGGAGGTCTGGTGCTGGTAGGTTGTGGAGCTTGCTGGGTTTGCGTCGGCTATCTTGATGCCAGAGCTGTCGGCCACGATGTAGTTCGTCGCGGTCTTGGCGGCGTCGGACACCGCTGCGTCCACGTCCTCTGGGGCTGGTGACCAGTCGGTGGGCTTGTTGCCTTTTTCGAGCTTGAGGTTTGAAATCGAGAACCAGTTGCTTGTTCCATAGCTTGAATAGAACTCAAGGAAGTTGTTCGATATCATCGGGCTTGTTCGGTCGTTTATGTACCCAGTGACGCTTACTCGCTCGTCTATCACGCTGCCTGCCGCTGCGGTGAAAAACTTAGAGACACCCGCAGTCGTTCCAGTTCCAGTCGCGGAGCTGCTGAACGCCTTCGGGCCTCTGTTGTTCGTGTTGTAGACCTGAATAAAGGGATTCGCCGTGTTGACGGTCATGTACAGGTCGAACGATATGGTCACCTGCGTTCCGTGGGGAATGTCCATGTACGACTGGCCGACATTGAGCGCTTGGTACTCCTTGCGTGAGCCAGCAGCTGAGCCGAGTCCGCTTACCAGCGTTCCAGAGCTGTTCAGGACGTAGTTCCTGCCACCAACGCTTATGTTGCTGTTGAGCGTGGCTGACTGCGCATCCGAGCTTAGGTCCGAGATAGTGACGGCACCTTGAAGGTTAATCCTGTTAGCGTTGATTGACACCGACTCGGCACTCTGGTTGATTGAGCTGATTACAACGTCAGAAGGCAAAACATCTTCGTAGCCGTGGGAGGTTATGTTGACAGTGTTGCCAGAAACGCTATTAACGGTGCCCTTGATGTAGACCGTGCATTGTCTGGTGGCGTCGTAGCCCTTGATGTAGACCGTATCGCCAGTTCTTACGTTCTCAGTACTCTTGACCGACCAGCTATTAGTCGCGCCCTCGACGCACCAAGACTTGATGTTTGCAAGAGACCATCCAGCAGAAGTTGCTTCAAGGTACTTGACGCCAGAAATCTTACTCACGGTCGAGGTGATACCGTCCGTAGTCTGCTTGATTTCTGACTTTGCTTCCGTAAGCTCGGTCTGGCTGACCATATCCTCTGGAGCAGGTGTCCAGTCAGAAGCGCGGTTCGCGAACTCCGCCTTCAATCTCCTGTACTGAGCGGAGCCGACCTTGTTGTTGATGCCGATGTACATGGCAAGGTACGCGTACTCGGTGTAGCTGGTGTTCAAGACCTCGGACGGCTTGAACGTGATTGTCACCTTGGTCCAAGTGCTCGCGTTGATTGCGTCCGCGTTCTCGATAGTGAGGTTGTCGGTGGAAGCGTAGTTGAGCGGGATGTAGACCCTTGTTCCCTCTGGGATGTTCCCGCTCGTCACGCTCTTAGGCGCTGCCGACGTGGTGAACACCTGCAAACAAAGTGTTTGCAGCGATGTAGCATCCGTCTTCTTGGCCTCGAACGAGATGGTGATAACGCGGTCAACGATGTCGGCCTTGTCGAGAGTGAACCAACCGTTGGCCCTCTGGAACGCGGACGTGTCTGTGTTGGCAGTGGTCAGCACCCCATCGGAGACGGTGGCCTTCGGCGTGCATGCCCAGCTCGACCAGTCCCCCGTGTTGTAGAGCAGGTTCCTCCCGCCCACCTCCAAGTCAGCGAACTCCTGCTTGGTAGTGTAGGTCTGCGAGACGGTGGACGTAATCTCGTTCGCCTTTGCCGTGATTGCGGCGTTGCGGTCCGACACCTCCTGCGTAATCTTGCCGTCAACGGCGGTCTTGGTGTACACGTCGGAGGAGTTGGCCTTGAGGGCGATGGCGTCCTCGTTGCTCTCAATCGCGGTCCAAGCCGACGTGACCTCCTCGGCCAGCGTCGCGGTGGTGTAGGTCGGGTCGCCGCTTGAGAAGCTGACCTTCCAGCGCTCCCAGTAGTAGCGGCCCCTCACGTATGCTGCGGGCTTGACCGTCCACGAGCCGCCTGTCTGTGACGTGCTGCTAGTCGAGAGGTAGTACTGGTGCTCGACGCCCGTGATGGACACGCCAGCCGCGCCCGTGCCACCAGTCTCGCCCTGCGGACCTTGTGGCCCCTGCGGGCCAGTCTCGCCCTGCGGACCCTGAGCGCCAGTGTCGCCCTTGGCTCCCGTCTCTCCCTGCGGTCCCTGCTCTCCCGTCGCGCCCTTGATGTTGGCGGTGTACACCCACTTCGCGACGCTCGCCGCACCAGCGACGGTGCAGCGGTAGGTGTTGTACGTGCTCGTGTTGAGGTACATGTCACCCACGACCGCAGCCGCGATGCCGGAGCCGGAGAACACCGTCGCGGTCGTGCTGGTGCCAGTGATCTTGGTCCCCGCGTACCAGCGCCCGCCGTCCGTGCCGTTGGTGCCGTTGGTGCCGTTCTGCCCGTTGGTTCCCGCCTTGCCGCCCACGCTGTAGCTCACGGACTCGGTGCCGTCTGAGAACCCGAGCGTCGTGCGAGTCCAGAGGTACTGCGTGGTGGTCGGCGCGAGCGGCGTGGTGCTCCATGTGCCAGTCGGTGCCGTGGTGCCGCTCGTGGAGAGCTGGTAGTCAACCGCGTGCGAGGTGACCGTCAGGGGGTCGGCGTCGCTGCCGTCCTCGCCGACATACTTGCTCCACTTGAAGCTGGTGTACGCGGGGACGCTTGAACTGGTTCCCGTGTACACGCCGATGTACTTGGTGGCGCTCGTCGGGGTGGTGACCATGCCGCTGCCGCTCGCGTTGGCAGAGTAGCGGACGTAGGTGTAGTAGCTCGTTCCGTCAGCGCCCGCCTCGACCGTGTTGCTCGCGGTCCCGTTGACGTAGATGGTCACGGACCCGTCGCTGTTCTTGGTGGTCGTGACGGTCGGCGTGCTGCCGTCCTCGCCAGCGTCAACGGTGCTCGTGGCGGTTCCGTCCACGTAGATGGTCACCGAGCCGTCGCTGTTCTTGGTGGTGGTGATCGTGGGGCTGTGTCCAGCTGGACCCTGCGGGCCTTGGTCGCCAGTGTCCCCCTTTGGTCCCTGTGCGCCAGCAGCGCCGTCGCTGATCGTGACGGAATCGCCGCCGACCGTGATGGTCGCGGTGCCGCCAGTCTTTGAGACGGAGATATCGTCGCTGGTTATGGTTGCGTCGTACTTGTCGATGAGGTCTTGCAGCGTGAGGTTGCCACCGATGGTGACGCCCGTGCCGCCAATGGTAATGTGGCCGTTGCCGTCGAAGAAGATGTAGGCGCTCTCGTCGCCGATGTAGAAGGTGCGGTCATCGGCGAAGGAGATGCCCGTCCCCGTGAACTGGGCCACGGTCGCGCCGCTGCCGTCGATGATGTAGGTGCCAGCGGTCGGGTAGGTCTTGCCAGCGCCGCCCGTCGCCACCAGCACGCGGTAGCCGTTCGACTCCGTGGGTGTCAGCCACAGGCCCTCGTTGGTCACGCTGAGGTGCGTGGCGATGTAGTTCTCAACGCTCTTGTCGATGGTCAGCTCGTAGTAGCCGGAAAGCCCAGACGCGGCTGGCTCCTGCACGATGGAGTAGCGGTTGCCGCCCACCGTGTAATCGCCGTTGTTGTCGCGGACGAAGTAGACCTTGGAGGGGTCCACGGCGGTGTCGGTGGTCCTTGCCATCGTGCCGTGCTCGGTTATCCACGTGAGGGTGTCAACCACGTCCTCGACCGTGGACAGGCTGTTTAGCGCTGCGGTCGCGCTGGCGTTGGCGGCGTTCGCGCTCGTCTGTGCCGCGTTGGCCGCGCTCTGCGCAGTGTTGGCGCTCTGCTGTGCCGCCTCCGCCGTCTGCTGTGCCGTGCGTGCGGACTGTGCCGCGCTGTCCGCGCTCCCCTGAGCCGCCTGTGCCGCGTCGGACGCAGCGCTTGCGTCCTCGATTGCCTGCAATGCGTTCTCGTTGGCGGTCTGGGCCGAAGCCGCCGCTGCGTCAGCGCTCTGCTGAGCCGCGCCAGCAGCCGCCTCTGCCGCGTCCGCGTCCCTCTGCGCCTGAACTGCGGCATCGTGCGACTCGTCTGCCCAGTCCCATGCGGCCTGAGCCGCACGCTGGGCGTCGTTTATCTTGTCATCCTGCTCGTCGCCGCGACCAACGACGCCAGTGACCACCATGCTAGAGATGACCCCGCCGTAGACGGTGACGATGACCTCGTCGCCCTCAAGCACGTTCACCGTGGTGGACATCTCCACCGACGTGCCAAGCTCGGAATCGTCCTCTGGCTCGTTGTCCCCGTGCGTCACATCGTCGGAGAGGTTGACCCACACCGTCCCATCGGCGCTGCTCGATGTGGCGTGCCCGGTGATGGTGTAGGTCTCCGACGATGCGGCAGAGGCGGTAACCTCGACGCGCTCGTTGCCGAAGAGCGCGGTGGTCATATCGTCAAGCCTGCTCAAATCATTCCTCCCTGTCCCCCGACGCCGTTTCCCTGAGCGTCAGGTGCATCATCATGGAGTCGAGCGAGATCGAGACGTCCTTGACGAGGCACTTGCGGATGCCCCTGTAGGACGGGTTGCCGTCGAGCACGCGAAGCTCCACCACGTCGCCCTCCCACACGGGGATGTAGCAGCAGTCAAGCTCCCACTCGACCAGTTGCAGCATCTTCTCCCTGAGCAGCTGCGCGGCCTTGTCGTTCGCGGCCTTCGCGGTCTTTGTCGCAAGCTCGGAGAGGTTCGTGAAGGACACGATGGAGTAGCCACGGTTCGCCACGGCCTGGTGCGCGGAGGACGGCACCCTCGCGATGCCGTAGATGGTGGTCTGCTCGCTGCGCTTCTTGCCGTCGCCGCCCGTGGTCTCCTTGCTGTAGGAGTGCTCGACCGCAACGGTGTCTGGCATCGAGAGCCAGTCCGTCGTTCGCCTGAGCGTCCCGGACTCGGCGATGCCCCTGCCGTCCGATATGTCGATGCGGAACTTTGGGGTCCTCGCGGACGGGCTTATGAACTTGCTGAACTGTATGATTCCTTTCGGCGTCACGTCGATGCGGTTCTTTGACATGGACGCGAGCGCGTAAAGGCACTCAAGCCTCGTGCTGCCCGCCTTCATCACCTGCGCCGTGGTCGCCTTCACGTCATCTGCGAGCGAGTCATCGACCTCGACCTTGGCCTCCCGCACGCCAGTGAAGTTCGCGAGGGCCTTGCGCATGGAGTGCATGCCCGACGCGGTGAGCACCTGCTTGGCGCACGTGACCGCAGACGCGCCCCTTGCTATCGACCACGGGCGAACCAGCCTGTCCTCGGCAAGGCCCATGAGCGTGGAATGCAGCTCAAGGTCGTATGCCCAGCCCCCGTGCCCTCGCGAGGAGCCGTCGTTGGTGACGATGTAGGTTCCGAGCACGTTGCGGTAGTTCCAGTCGGGGACCTCGTGGACGATGCGCAGGAAGCTCCCGCGTATCCAGCCCTCGCCGTAGACCCTGACCCTGCCGCTGGTCCTCGTGTCCGTGTAGTAGCCAGCGTCGATGGTGGACGCCGAGAGGTCAACCCCCTCAAGCGTCCCCCACACGTCATCGAGGTTCGTCTGGCTCACCATCTGGACCGTGACCCTGTGCTGATGCGTTAGGTCGCGCCAGTCGATGGATGCCATCAGATCGTCTCCCTCGTCATCTCTATGCTCACCGTCCAGATGCCACGGAGGCACGTGAGCGAGTAGCCCGTCACGGCAACGTCGCAGTGCAGCCCGTGCGGGGAGCGGTAGCGGACGTGGCCTTGCAGCCGCAGCTCCTCAAGCGCCTGCCTCGTCCCCTCGGTGCCGAGGGCTTCGGACACGACGCCCTCTGCCGAGAGCGTGCCCACAGCCGACGCGCCAAACCTCACGGCCTGCCACGGCCTGCTGTCGAGCGTCAGGGCCTCGTGCGTTGTCTGCACTTCGTAGTGCGTCTCAAGCGGCGTGCCCTCGCGAAGCTCAAGGACGAAGCTGCCGCCGTCCCAGTTCCATGCGTGCGCTGGCCTCTTGTTGCCGATGGCACCAGAGGCGTAGCGCCTGTGCCAGATGGCCCACCTGTCGGAGTCGCCGGAGGACGTCGCCACCCAGAGGTCGATGTCGGAGCCGAACGGGTACTCGACGGAGTAGGTGTGCTCGGCGTCCCCGCCGACGCGCATGGTCTCGCCGTTGGCCCTGATGTACACGGACTCGTGGTCTGCCGTTGGGCTGACCTCGACTCGCAGCGTGCGGCCCTCGGCCACGGTCAAGACTGGTTCGAGCGTGACGCCGGACGCAGCCGACTGTGACACTTGCAGCGTCTCGAAGTGGTTCACGGCGAAGTCGGCGATCTGGTCGTTGGCGTTGTGCCACATCACAATCACCGTGTCGCCGTCCTCGGGCCACGTGGTCAGCGAGTCCGCTGGCAGCAGCACGGACGTGGACGAGTCGAGGTCGGGGCTTCTCCAATTCGACTTGAGCACGTTCTTGCCGTTGAGCGTGACCCTGCGGATGATGACCTGGTTCGTCCCCGCCGTGTACGACGAGGTGTAGTCCATCCTGAGTCCGTCCGGGGAGAACCCGGCGTTGGAGAGCGTCGTGTCAGGCTCCTTGAAGGCGCGTAGCACCTGAGACGCCTCGCAGCCGACAACCGCCGCCGTCTCCTCCACGCCGACCGTGCGCACCTGAATCTGGTACTCCACGTCCTTGTAGGTGGACTCGTCGTAGGTCGCGGGAAGCCCCTCGGTCACCCACGACCGCTGCCCGGAGGTCGTGACCAGCGCGGTCTCCCACGCGGTCCAGCTCCCCCAAGCCGTCGTGGTGGAGGTTGTGGCGCGGAGGTTGCGCTTGCGCCACCGCCACTCGTAGTGGTTCGGCCCAGACGTTGCCCACGCGCTCGCGCAGCGCCACGTCGGGTACAGGACGTCGGCGCTGGCCCTGTCGGGCGACCAGTCGGAGCCGCCAACGGAGCTGGACCACCCAAGCTCTGTCGGTATCGCCATGTTGGGGTCCGTCGCCGTGGTCGGGTACAGCGCCCACTCCTGCGAGTACTGCCCCTCGTCGGTGGCGTCGGTGTGGCAGATGCAGATGTTGCCGAGGCTCAGCTTCGAGTTCTGGTTCGCGTCCATCACGAACGTGTCCCCCGCGCTATCGACCCAGCTGTAGAGCTTGACCACCTCGCATTCCTTGCCGTCGATGGTCATCGTCCCGAACGAGACGGGATTCCAAAGCTCTCGCGGCTTGTTCTGCTTGCGGTACTGCTCGACGTTCGCGAGGTCCGCTGCGGTGCCGTGCGCCACCTGCGCGTACTTGCCGCTCGCGATGTTGCGGAGCAGCCACTTGTCATCGGACTCCTCGGTGACGTACCACTTGTGGTCGTTCGCGCCGTGGCGTCCCGTGAGGATGATGTTCGCGCAGTCCGCGTTGCTGCCGCTATGCACGTCGAGCGCGTAGCGGCTGTCGAGGCGCAGGACCAGCTCGTAGACGCCGCCGCTCCTCAGCTTGGGGACGGGGACGAACGCCCACTTCTGGTCGCTCGCCCCCGTGTAGCCCGCGATGCAGGTGTTTGTGCCGGACTGGAATCCCGAGTTGCCAAGCAGCTCCATCGCCATTGTCGGTGCCGCAGTGAGCGTCACCTTGTAGAGCGGGTAGCTGGTGCCGCCGACCGTCATGGTGCCGCCAGTGTCGGCGATGTCCCAGCTCTGGCTCCGCTTGTCGTTGTCGGTCCACATCTGGACGTTGGCGCCAGCCGTGGTCACCCTGTCGCCAGCCACGTCGATGGACTTGCCCGTGAATCGGCTCGTGATCTGCCTCGACCCGTCAGAGCGCGTCGTGACCAGCCACACCTGGTTGTCGGTGGCGTCCTTGGCGTAGACCTGCACGTTGGCCCCGTTGGACCTGTTGCCGTGGGCAACGTCCAGAACGAGGTTGCTACCGTACCCGCTGTACACGTAGTAGGTGCCGTCAGCAAGCTCAGCCACGGTTCATCGCCCCCTTCCGTTGGAGGGTGGTCAGCAGCGCGAGCAGGGCGGTCTGAATCTCCTCGTCGCTGTTCACTATCGCGTCGTTGACGTAGGTGTTGTACACGGTGCCTGAGCCGTATCCGAGACGCTGTGACATCCCCTCGGCTATCGCGTCCGCGATTGGCAGCATGTACTTCTTGTTGGTGAGCGGCACCACCGCGCCACCAGTGGCCCAGTTCGCCACCGCCTCGACACCATCCTCGCCTATCCACCCTTGGTTGGTCAGAGTCGGCCCAGTCGCGATGTAGCCTGTCGCGTGCTTCGGGATGACTGGTCGGTTGTTCATGCCGCCAGTCGCTTGAAGCTCGTGCCTGACCACATAGATGTTGGTCGTCGCCGACCTTCCATGGAGTCGGTTGAGCTCATCCTTGACGGAGGAAATCGTCCCAGAGGCATAGTTGTTGGCGTAGATGCCAACCCGTGCCTGCTTGCCGTCAAGCTCCCTGCGGCTGTTTTCAGTCTCGCTAATCTTGCTCTGGGCGTCGCTGTTGTCGCCGTTGATGAGCGTCACGACCTCTGGCGGGAGCTCGTCGAGCTGCGTCTTGAGGTCGTAAATCTTGCCCTCGGAGTCCACGACTGAGCCGTTGTCACCGATGTAGAAGGTCTTATCGCCGACCTGCATCATGTCAAGACCCGCGACGAGGAGCATCGTGTCGTTGAGGTCCTGACCTGCAATCTCGTACATGGAGTCGAATGCGGCTGCGGTGAGACCAGACATGTTCTCCGCCGCCCCAGGGGCCGCCTCAAGGGCGGCGTTCCACGTGTCAAGCTGGACGCCGCCGTCAACGAGCGCCTGAATGACCTGATCCATCGAGCCGCCCACGGAGCTGAAAGCGCTCGCGAGCTTGCCCATGTCAACGTCGTTCAGCTCCTTCGCGCTGACGCTGATTGCGGATAGGCCGTCAACCATGTCGTTGAACGCGGAGTCGTCGCCGCCAAGCTCGGTCACGGCGTCGGACATGCGCTTCATGTTGCCCGTCACGTCAGCCGTCACGATGTCGGTTCGGCGCTGGTACTCCTCCTCGGCCTTCGCGGCCTCGTCGAGGGTCCGCTGCGACTCATTGAGTTCGGCCTGCGCGACATCCATCTTGCCCTCAAGCGTCGAGAGGGCCTGACCAGTCTTCTCAACCTCCTGAGAGTAGTTGCTGATGGCCGTCTGGCCGTCCTCAAGCTCCTTGTTGTACGCGGCCTGAATCTTCGCCTCGTCGTAGTTGCTGCCGTAGACCTTCTTCGCGTGCGCGAAGTACTCCTCCTTGCCCTCCGCGCTAGAGAGCTTATCGTAGGAGTCCTGCGCCTCCTTGAGTTTGTCGGTGGCGTCTTGGAACTGGCCGACCGCTTGGGCGTAGTCGTCGCTGTAGTACTCGATGAGGGCCTGAGCGCGGCGGGCGTCGACGTTCGCGAGAATCGCGTCGGTGTTCTCCTGAATCTGGCCCGTCTGGGTGTCGAT